CCTAAAGAGTCTTGTTCGTCAGTTGAAAACAAAGATCCCATGAAAATGGCTTGTGGTTCAATTACAATTCCTAAATCTCTTAGATCGAAATCAACTCTTGTTATTCCTACATTACAAATATCTCCCTCACCCCAAAAAGAGGCAACATCTACGTCTTTTTTTGAATTTATAATTTGAGGGAGAGAATCTAAGTCTGAAGATGATCTGAATTGAGTTCCGGCAAATTGTGCCTCTACACCCATACCCATTCTTATCAAATCTGATGGTCTTTGTGAAAAACATCCAATGTTAGATAAATCCATATCCATCATGACTGTTTGTATACCCAAAGGTACTCCGACTATCATAAAATCACCACTATCGTTAGTTCTTACAGTGTATTTGTAGTACTTTTCATAAACTTCTAAAACTTCTTGTCTTTTTAGTATGTCCTCTCTATCTGGAAATGTTCCTGTTGGTGTGTGTCCTCCGTATTCTTTTCTGTATGGTAGTAGATTGTATCTGTAACCATCTTCATTTTTTTGATCTATTCTTTTATAAGGATAAAGTGTTGAAATAACTATGTCATTTTCATCATTTGATGACAATGGTACAAATACTGATATGGATACATTAGGTACTCCAAAACCTCCGTTAGCAACAACCCTACCAGTCACAACACCGTAATCGGCACAAAATCTTGTATAGACATCTGATTGTTTTAGTTTTAAAGATAAAATCTCAATGAAATCAAAATCTTGTTCAATTGTCATTCTTATATTTTTATCTTGACCCGGTGTTGTCCTGAATCTATAGTTTTTTCCCATTACATTCTTTGAAGATAAATAGTTATTTTATCTATTTTTAAGATAAAAGAGTTTTGGATAAAATAAATAATTTAGGAAAAGTCGACGCTTGTAAGGTTTTTAACCCTAACTTTGATATCTTTGTTAGGAAACCTTATTTGATATATTTGGTCTGGTTCTGCAAAAATTGTATTATCAATTAATTCTATCTGTTTTGTTGTTGTATTTATATACCTTTGTGATGTCTCGGATGAAGAATATTGTCCTCCAACTTTATTGTATATTCTAACTTCACTCAAGGTGTTTAATCCTGCAATATCTTGTATTTGTTTATTCAATTCCGAAATATTTACATTTTGTCCTAATTCTCTTGTACCGGGACTCATAAAATTAGAGGTAGTATTAATAATTTCACTTATTACTTGTGATTGACTATTAGATGAATCTAATATAACAAAAAACTCAAATTCCAAATCTATAACTTTAGCAACCTCTATTGATATATAATCGTTTATCATTCGGTATTTAGATAGATAAGTTGCGAGATTACTTTTGAGGTTATTGGAAACGGTTTGTGTTAATGCACCTGTAGTGTCATAAGATAGAATTTTTACAGAGATTTTATTGTTAAATTCACTTATTTGTGTTTTTGCTGGTGCACCAAATTTACCTGGCATATTATCAATCAATGATTTGTAATCATTTATTGTTACTGCCCTTTTTTGTGCCGCAAAGTTGAAAGAAACCATGTTTCTGACCTCATTGACTGTTGGTTGGTTGGATCCCCCGATAGCTGCTGTGACATTGTTTACACTAAGTGATTGTAATACATTTGTATTTATTTGTTGTGAAGGACCATTAATTGTGAAATCAACTATACCTAATTGATTTATAGTTCCAACACCTATATTTGATGAAAGTCCTCCACCAATTCTATATTGAACAAAAAGTGTTGTGTTTGGTATTAACGTTAGACCTAAACCTATATTATTTTGATAGTTTGCTAAATTTAATTTTATACCCGTATTTGTAAATTGGTTCAATTGTTGTTCTGGCGTTGTTGTACCTCCACCAAATTGAATTTTTAGAAATCCTTCGGGAGTATATTCTGAAATGAACCTATTTTGTGTTTTTAAATATCTTCCAACTTTAACCCCCGCATTATCGATAGGTTTGGTTGGGTCCTCAATAAAAACGGTGTCCTCAACCAATGAGTCTACTTCGTACCACCTATTTGTTGATGTTGCGAACTCAGAGAAAGTTGGAGTTGTTTGGTACTGTGTTCCGTCTTTTTGAATTATAGATGTAACTCCAAGAACGTTTCTTTCTGGTAAAAAGAAACTGAAAAATGGAACAACATCCTGTGGGTTAATTACTCTTTTGAATACTTTTGTGGCACCATTCACGACAACTTCTCTTTTTGTTATAACATAATTTATGATTGTGTTATTTTGATCAAATGTTGGTTTTTTTGTTCTATTCAAAAAACCTTCGTTATTGAATTGACTAGAGAAGTCAACGTCGTTTACTAATTCAAATATTTGTCCTCCACCATTAAATTGTGATCCAGACCTTAGAATACCCAAGTATCTGGTGTCTTCAGCATCTCCAAAAGGTGGGACTGTAATAGATATATCAACAACAGCCACAGATGGTCTGTATCCGGGTACCTTTAAACCGTATGTTCTTGCTATGTTAAATACTGAGGATCTTTGTTGTGCATATTGTAATACAGTTTCTTGGGCACTTCTATCTATATGATAATGAAGATTGTCACCTATAGCAGCATTCAAATCCATTAAAACGGAAAATAGGGATGCGTCGTTAAAATTTTGTATTAGTTCTGGGTAATACTGTTGAGTGTAGTTAAGTAAATCCTCTCGTAGACTTACAAAATCTCTATTAGTATATGATATTTTATTATTTGCCATTTTTTATTAAATATTTATTATAACGAATTCTCTTGATCCAAATGGGTTATTTTCATTTGTATATTCTATTTTAACCTTAGCAGTATATTCTTGTGTATTTGCACCAGGTACTCTATAAATTTCTTGGTCAAACTCTTGTGTATCTATCCTATCTAAACTATTTTGATCTTCAACGTATGGTTCGATCGTTATGTTTTGAATTGTTAGATTTGGTATGTAAGTACTAACACTATCCTCGATTTCAGTTTTCAAAGTTTCGAACGTTTCTCCATCCAAAGGCTCAAAAATATATTCATATAATCTTGTTCCAAAGTCAGGTAAATAATATCTATATCCCTTTCTAGTTAATAATAAATGAATAAGATTACTTCTTATTTCTTCATCAGTTGTTTCTGATAATGATAAATATTTTCCATTTATACTTTGTCTGAAAGGAAAATTAATACCATATGTAATACCATTAGCCATATCAAATAAATATAGATATATGATATTTTATATAAATAAAAAAAATCACTGATTACTCAGTGATTTTTCTTGTAGGTTTGTGTTACCTCTTTCATGTCTTGGTTCATATGGACAATGTAAACATCCATTTCCACAACATTTACCTCGTTTCATGTGGTACTCTTCTGTCATGACCATTTTACCATCATTCCAATAAAAGTCGTTTGGCTGAAGTTTCGGTCCAAACTCTCTAACATATAATTGTTGTACCCAATCTTTTGATGCACTTACATTCATTTTAGTTATTCTTTCTAAGATTATAAAACGCTAACATAACTTGGTATGTTATCGTTATATCGTTACCCCATTGTACTTTCATGATTACACGATTTCACAAGCACCTCCAGCACATGCTGCTTCACCTCTAAGGTCGGTGTTATCTTGTAATTCGATTACTTTTGTAAGATCAACATCTGTTAATGATTTAACTAATCTTTCAAAGTCTTCTTTTGTACAATCTTCAAAAGGTGCTTGAGTATATGTTCCTCCGTTGTATGGTAGTACTGAAAGTCCGTTATAGAAATCTCTGTTATTCCACATCCACTCACCAACTAATTCCCACTCATCTTCTTTAATTGATACCGTTGCCGATACGTTATGAGTGTTTTGTCCGTTTCTATGTCCTGGTTTAATCCATTCTTGTGAAACTTTTTTAACTCTTTCTAACATCTGAAATACTGACTCGTGTCTAACGATTGATCCTTCAGGTGCTCTTTGTGGAATAGTGATAACCGCAGTATCGTGTGGTCTAAAGTATTCATCTTCAATCAACTCAGGGTGATTAATTGCTAGGTATGAATAAATTGATTCGTTTTTTCCAACACGAATTCTTCTTAGGTAGTAGTCATTATGCCAAGCATGAATACCTGATGATGTCCCTAATACTAAAGATGATGTTCCTGATGGTTTAACTGTGGTTGTTCTTGCTGATTTATTGATTTTAATCAAAGCCGCCA